ATCAGGATATGTCATATCAATAACCCCGACAATCTCATTTTCACCATTGAGTACTTTTAGAATGAATTCTCTAATTTTATAACTGTTAGTTTGTAATTGTTCTTTCATTTCGTGTTCCTTTGACTGAAAATGCATTTTCTTCATGAGTTTGAGACAGTCAGTACCATGATGTGTACTATTCTTTGCAAACTCAAAGATTCTTTGCCGCATTTCATCTGGGATCTTGTAGTTAACACCATCGTTGTATGCATCTTCTACAATTTTGTATATGAAATCACAACTTGGTTTTGTTCCTGGATGTATCTCCTTTCTAAGATTACGCTCGATCATCTCAAACAATTTCTTTTGAGACCTGATCTTAACACCATCAGACTTCTTTTCTTCTTTTATCGGAAGTCCAGAACTTATGGTGGCTATCGGTAAGTCATTACACTTAGTGAGTTTTCGTCTCAATGAACTGTTACCATTAAACGCTTTAATTTCTATGTGATCAGCGTATACACGACTGAGCTTATTCACATCACCAGTATAAATATAATGCAAATGAATACCTGCACCTGACTTACTAAGCTCTGCATAAGTTGCTGGCCATTTACTAGCAGCTTCTAAGTTCTTTTCAAAACACTTATTACCATCAGCATCAGGAATATCAAAGTCTATAACAATGTGGTTTTCAGGAACCCGTACATAATGCAATTTGGAAGTATCCACCATCGAGAGAGTAGTATCTACATCTTTCCAGGCTTTAAGAGGTGTCTCTTTCTCGGAAGCATATTGTGCCGGCCAATTAGCACCATCAGAGTCAAATACAGAGGGCTGTTCTTCAAACTCAATTAAACGAGTTTTATCGATTTTTTCCTCCGAGAATTTTTCGACTTTGAATTTGTTCTCTTTAAATCCTATATAGTAGTTTCTAACTCTCGTACCATCGTCTAACACTTTACGATCAAAACACTCATCGAAATAATTTTTGAGCTCCTCTTTGAACATACGTTGAGACATCGGATACGGCACCTTCGCATCTTCACAATATGTTTTGTACATCTCCCACGCAGCTTTAAGACTTACACCTTCGCTGTGTGAAAATACGGAATACGAATCCATCACAAAATTGTAGAAATCATTAGAAGCATCCATCATAGCAATAGGAATATAATCGTCATATGCACCTGGATCAGATTCATAAACCTGCTTGCAATGCCACGCTATACCGCCTAATTCGAATCCTATTTGCTTTACAGTTGTCTTATACTCATTAACTGGTAATGTCTCACCTGATGGTTTGACATCAATTAATCTTCTTATAAGGCCAGACTTTGCGTCTGTGATCTTAACTGGTTTATTTGTACCCATGAATAAGAACGATTTGAATCGGGTTGAATACTGAGACTTAAATTTCTCATTCACCATCATCATTTCGTGAGAAACAAGACTATTAAGTCGTGTATTATCCTCAATATGAGACAAATCACCATCATGCTGTATCGCTACAAGTGGATTACTTGAAAATGCTTCTAATGCAAATGAACTATTTGAAGAACCCAGACTTTTTGCATCAAATACCGAATAATAACCATCGAAGAGTTGCTGTATGATATTCAGAACGGTTGATTTACCTGTACCTGCGGCACCATATAAGACTAAGAATTTCTGTATTTTCTTTGAGTCACCATTGACAATAGAACCGACTGCCCACTCTATTTTCTTCCGTTCTTCAGGAGAATATAATGTAGACATTAGTTTGTCATATGCAGGGGTGTCAGACTGTTCAAGCGGATAATCGAGATGCTTACTTGCATAATCTTTCTTTGTAGCCATCGAATTAGAGAATACAAGCTTTTCGTCAAGCATATGAAATGAGTCTTTCAATTGCTTTTGACAATATCTATGCCATGTATCAATCATTCCAGTTTCAGCATCCCACATATGCATGATGCGCACAGGAACCTCATATCGTGACTTATTTTCTTCATAAAATTTATCAAGCTCACCATCAATTGCATCTATGACATCCTGCTCATCTGTTGTCCAGCGGTTTTCACCATCAAGCCAGAAAGCATAAAAGTCTCCGCCTCGTATCATCAGATCTGTACTCTTCTTGATAATAAATCTCGGATAGATTTCCACGGTACCACGCTTACCGGGACGCGTTGAAATCATTAAAAAGTCTAACATAGGACTTATTCTCCTTCATTCAAGTTATACTCCGATAAATATCTCATCATTTGATACCAGATGTCCATCGATCTAAGATCATACCTGCTATGAGGTATATAAACGAGGCTGCCCTCACCATCAGATCCGTACTCACGGTTTAAAAACATCCAGACAGCACGATTAACATAACTACCATCGAAATGATCATCTGTCATATCAGCTAATCTGAGGTTTTCAATCATCTTCCAGAACCATCGTCCTGGAAGAAGACCGTTTTCGGGATTTTGCATAATGTGTTCCTCTACTCTAACAGCGAGGGCAACCATCATTTCGAATACACTACAAGATTTATTATCAAGCAACGACGCGATTATTGGATCTTCTATACCATGATCATATCCAAATCTATATCTGAGATTGATTCCGTCTTCACAACGATTCCCATCCATCGGCAAAATATACATAAACTCTGTTTCGTACAAATAGTCTATTAATTTTGTATAGGACTGATATTTTCTCTCGTCAATTAGATAACACAACCATGAGAAGTATTCCTTATTAATATCTCGTGTTACCATTACTCCTCCTCTGAGTCATCCTTATACTCTTCTAATCTCTTATAGAGATCATAGTCTTTGAATGATTCAGGGAGTTTCTTACCAGTAGCATCTTCATACTTCTTAACATCCTTCAGGATTTCGTAATAGCACTTACGAGGTTCGTTCTTAATATGCAGAGCATCCTCCTCGTACTCACCAATGCGTCTGAGATTTCCTACCCCAATGACATCATCAACATTTTCTATGATCTCATTGTCCTCATCTGCAAGAATACCATCAGCATACAGAGTTAACTCTGCCTGATCGTAATCCTCATCTTCACCATAAGCTTCAGGCTCTATAACAACTATATTACCATTAGGCTTAAAACTTATACGCTTAAGACCATTGCTTCCTATTTCTTCTTTACTTTCTGAATCAGAGTAATTTACATAAGTCTTAATGTTCTTAGCATATTCGCTTAAACTAGGTTTATTTGTAGCTTTCTTAGCCTGTTCTGTTGTCTTCTTAAGTTCCTGATTTTTCTTTTCTTCAATGAACTTTTTTGCTGCTTCCACCTTAGGAGCTGTGAATCTTTCTTTTACAGAATCAATCTCCTCTTGTGCAATCTTAGCATACTTCTTTTCACAAACTTTCTTTGTTGCGAACCATGCAGAGAGACCGCTAATAGCGGCTCCTGCTAGGAATGCAATTGCATGACTTACTCTTGCGTCCATCATATATCTCCTTTACTTTTGATCTGGGAATGAGGCTTTGTTTAATACACTACCATCGACATTGAAATCGAGTAAGAATCCACTATTTCTACTTCCATTCTCGATGTATGTATATTCATTTGTACCATCCTTACGAACAATTTCTACTGGCTTTATACCAAAGTCAATATAATTGTCCCCTGACTGGTTATCTGGATCAAAGACCCATCCGACTTCCTGACCGACACGAGTCTTAGGGAATCCCAATTCCTCTAATACATCATTCAAGAATACATAACCATATGCTCTCAAACGATCATTGAACATAGCCTGTCTTGCTGACAAGAATACTTCGCAATATGTCGGATCTTTATCCCAATAAGGGTTTCTTGGATCAAATATTCTTCTGTAACCATCGAAGTCTTCACCACTGTCAACAATGTTTATTTTCTTCTTGACTGTCTTTGTCTTACCATCGTCTCCAACTACCTTCTCTTTAATCTCGAGAGTTTCAGTACCGAATCTGAGCTCATTATCAATACGCTCACCATCCTCGCCAAACTTCTCTTTCAACTTTCTACGATAATCATCAAACTCACCAATGGTGGCTGCCAGACTTGATGCAAGAACTGCATTTCTCTTATTGAGAATGCCTGTACCACCAAGGATGCTTGCTGTTGATGCAATACCTGTACCTATCGCAGGCGCATAATTGAGAACAAGTTTACCTGCTGTATGCAAATATACTTGTCTTTTATCTTTCTTTGCTTCTGCTTCAGTGTACTTGTCTTCCTTGTTTAGTTCAGGATTATTGAGATGCTCGTCAATGATATCAAGATTGATCTTTGCTTCCTCAACTACTTCTCTAGACTTAGCTGTTGCAACACAAGCTAAAACAGTAGTTACTGCACCTCCGATGATTCCAGCTCCTACCATGATCTGAGGCGAATACTTTCTTAAAGTGAAACTCATCGTATTCACCGCTCTACTTAAACCTGTAAAATTCATGTGTTCCTCCTTATTTTAATACTGTCGCTCTAGGCATTTTCAGCATATAACCATCGCGACATCTAATTACTTCTGCACTACGAATGTTCATCCATCCATACTTGTTAACCGTATAACTCGGAATAGAAACATTAGATAGTTCGTACAAGTCGCCTACAGACGCTACACCATACTGGTCAATAATATCGTCCATAGCACTCAAAACCGCTTCTGCATCACCTCTATTACTAAATATAATATTGTCGTAATCTAATACCGGACTTACCGATCTAGAATCTGTATTATAGGATTTTTGATAAAAACCACTATAAGAAATTTTAGAAGCCAATGATCCTGACTTCGGTTCTGCTGATCTTCCGTAAAGCAAATAGTGAATACCATTGCTAAACAGATCATCAACTGTCTTCTTGAAAGACGGAATAAGCCAATCTTCTAAAAGATACTCACCCAACGAACTGAAGCTTTCTTGAATAATGCTTCCTGCATATTTGCTTAGTCCAGATTTCTTCTGTGTAACTGTCTGACCAGATACAACAGATTCGAGCTTTCTTTCTTCAACCATCGGCGCTTCTGGCATCTCTCTTAATTTATGAGAGTTTGACCTGTATTCTTCCAAGCTCATTTCCTCCTTTTGTAAAAATAATATAGAAAGTACCTCCTTCATATTAGAGGCTGTAAATTTTGCGAATTAGGGGCGACCCACCATCGAATCGCCCCACTCGAATCACTCTTCTGTCTTCGGTTCTTCGTTAACAGACTTTGCATTCTCAGCAGCTTTCTTATCCTTGTGCTTAGCGATAAGATGCTCTACGAGTTTGTAGATACCATAACCTGCAAGAATTCCAGCTGCAAATCCACCTGCAGCAGGAGCAACAGTACGAAGAATACTGGGCTTAGTTGCAGATGAGACAGGTGCCATATCTGTAACTGTTACATCAGGCTCAACATGTGATGTTGCCAATACCGGGGGGTCCAGTGATACGATTTCTACTTTGTCCATAATTAATCTCCTTTCAGATTTAAAAATATAATTTATTCTTTAGCGGGTGGACTCCCGTTAAATACTAATAAAGTGGTTTAGGCTCTCGCCTTGAATGTGTTATAACGAGACACGGCTCGTCATTTCTTATTTGAGCTATAATATCAGGATTTATGATGCCTGCACCATCAACTGTCCATCCTAAATCATTTCCTAATAATACTGTATCAAGACCTAATGCTAGACAGTAATCATTTACTGTGATCATTGACCTGCTATCCATCATTTCGAAGTTCAATCTGTTAATAGCTTTTTCAATAGATGTTTTTCTTGATCTGAAATACTGATTTGCTACATCATCAAAACACAGACAGTCACCTTTACCTGTCACCATGATTTCACCTGAATGACTTTCTATTTTTTCTTTTGCAACTGCCTCCCTGATATCCTGCTCTTTCTTTTCACCAACGAGCTTCTTTGTTTGATCTCTGTATTCTCTGAATGCAGACTCTGTTGCCGTACAAGCCGCCATCGCAGCCGCACTCTTAACTACATGTGAGTGATTACCTCCTAAAACACATAATACACCAACAACCTCCATCAATAATACTGGAGCTACGTATGGTGCTGCTGTCTTAATTGTGTCTGAAGCACTTAGTTTATCGACTTGTAATTCCTCCTTTTTCTCTTCCAGTGCTTCTTTAGCCATCGGGGAAAATCGGAATGCAGCTATAGTTGACATTACCATGCTCCCTATACCTACTCCGATTAGAATCCCAGCTTTGTTTCGACTTACATAATTTGTAAACCTGCTCATTTCCTCCTCCTTTTTAATATGGTAACATTGCCATTAATATATCTCCTATATCTATAGCTGTGTCATATGCGGATTGAAATATAAGTTCGATTTCCGGATAGTTGAGCTTTTTTCTCATACAACTATTTACCATGTATTTGAATTCCTCAACTGCTCGTATTGGACTCCACTCCGGATGAGCCAATGCAGAAGATAATATCTGTTCTGCTGCCCATTTCGAATACGACACCATTTCAAATTCCATTTTAGGCCACTTTGGTTGTGGCTCACCAATATCTTCTATATATTCAATGATCGCTCGGATCTGTCTTTCCTCGTCACTCATTTTTCTTACCTCCATCGTCAATTGTAAGTCTATCTTCATTCATGTCAATAGCCGTACAAGCCAATTCTATAGCTTCTGATAACTTACAAACGAACTGTCCTAATTTTGGATCTGGATTTCCTGATGTATTATTTACAACCACCATCAATCCTACTGCACCACGCATAATTGCTTTAGCTTCTTCGCCTGTCATATATTAACCTCCTATTTAGTTGTCGAAAGACAAGAGACTATGTTACCATAATCTCTTTCTTATTCTTATCTTCGTCTTGTTTGTCGATGCATCATATGTAACGACGTATTTGGTTGTGAACGCCTTTTATCCGCCTGTATAGCTATTGGCACCTGTACTAAAGGTGCTAATGCTGACAGAATTCCTATTATGGCGTTAATAAAATCAAATATATTTAAACCGCCCATATTGCATCCTCCTTTCTTCTGTTCTTATATAAGCAAATGTATATTCTGCGGAAAGAAAAAATAATAAGCTATGCTTAATATTGACCTCAGGGTCGGCCCAACGAAAACCGTTGCCCGGTGGGGTGCATCTTTTATTAAGTTATTACTTGGCACACCGCCTTCGTGTCTCACCACAGGATTTTAACCTGCATCTAGTCAATATCTTTCTCATAGTATAGTGTGTAAATTTCGCGCACTAGAGAGAAAAAGAGCCCATGAATGAGCTCTCTCCCTAGATAGTAATACATTACAATTTATTCGGTTTTCTAGACTTAAATAAATTGTTAAATGTATTGGATGTAATAGTGCCCGTTTGTTCGAACTCAATACCTTTGTGAAACCACCTATCGTACGAGAACAAATTAGCAAATACTTCGGCACCTCTGAATAGTCCATTGATCAACAGACCACGAGTAGCTGTCTTACGATTGTCTGCAATCTGAAGTTCTTTCAAACGTTCTTCAGATTCTCTTTGTGCAATTCGATCGTTGAATTCCAGCTCAACGCGGTTCATCTCAGTCCACATCTTGCCTTGTTCAGATAAAGCCTTCGCAGCTATAAGATGCTCGTCAGTACCCAGTTTCAATTTATCCAATTCCTGGTACTGGTCCCATAAAGACTTCTCTATTAAATCTTTAAGATACATTCCTTCGTTTTCATTTTCGTCCATTTTGTTTTCCTCCTATTAAATATACTAGGTTACTACCTATAATACCGAATGTTAATCGTGCGGAGTTATATCGTCTTTACTAACTTTAAACACGACTCGTTCATGCCGCTTTATTTCATCAGGAGTTGTGCTCAATTCCAAAAACAGATATGTTTCACCTTCGTCATGAGCCTGTTTGAGCGTTCCGTACGTGTGGTTACGAATATAATTTAACCATCCAAATGAAGATACCATGATTCCTATTAAGATCCCACCCATTAAATAAATAATATATAACATGTTATTATCTCCTTAGAAAGTAAAAGAGGCCGTGTTACCGACCTCTTATTGTCTACATCATAATGTTTATATACCACCATAAGACCGCTGCCGGTCCTAACAATGATACTACTGATAATACAATTATCAATACATTACTTTTCATGTTCTTTAGCCTCTGCTTCAATTCGCAGAGCCTCCTCTCTAATGTCGTTATCGACACATTTTGCCTGTATAAGGCAACCCAATCCAATTCCTGGAAAGGGTGTTAACATACTCAATATACCTAATATGGTATATCTGTTTCGTCTTCTATATAATGTTCTTAACATTTCTGTTCCTCCTTTTTTATTTCATTTTTGTTTTTGTATCTCATCAATTTTATCATTATGTTTCTCCCACGCTTCTAAATCCGTCTCCGTCATTGCCTCATATGGCATCGGACAGATATTTTCGATAATCCCGGAATAATTTCCAGGGTGCCAATATATATCACCTGCGGCATTAACAACCGCAACAGCCATAAGTATTGGTCCTACTGGAGTACCCGGCAATAAAATTTCTGCCACTCCGCCTAAAATGGCGAAGATGTTACTTTTTCTTTTGTAGTTAAACTTGTTCATGTTTTTCCTCCTAAAATATAAAATTTGAATTTGCCTAAACTCTCCTATAAAGGCATATGCATATTCCGCGAAGAAAAGAATAAGCCCATGTTAGGGCTTATTCTTATTATCATTAACTACGTCGTCAAATACCTCTATCATGTCTTTCTTAGAATAATCTGGAAGATCATCCATACGCGTAATCACCTTTTTACCAAGATATAATGAATACGCAATCATAATGCCTATACCAATCAAAAAACCTCCTACAAAATAAATGATATTTAGTACCATATACGTAACCTCCTTTTTGTGTTCTTATAATAAGACATGTAAATATTGCGAAGAAAGAAGAGACTATGTCTCAAGCCTCTTCTTTATAATTTTTAAGAAATATCAATGCCGATGTTTCCAATTCTAATTTACCATTCGTTCCTAATTCATAAATCTCTTCTATTACTTCTTCAGGTATTACTTTACCATTTATAGTAAGGCTTTTAAGCCAATCCTTAAAATGATAATCCACAATACCAACTTGATTCGTCCAAGATGCTATGAATCTCGAATAGTGAATTCCTTCAAATATCTTATTTTCGAACATAATTATTTCCTCCTTTTTGTGTTCTTATAATAAAACATGTAAACATTGCGGAGAAAAAGAAAAGGAGCTGTAAATTTTACAGCCCCTTCTTTATAGGTCTTAGTTTGGTCATAATAACAACCAAACCACAAATCTTATTAACTTAATCAATAAGCCTACAATAAAGGCTACGATTAAAGCCACGATCGCTATTAATAAAGCGATCACAAATAATAGTTTTAACATTTTTACTCACCATCCTTTTCTTCTAAATCATTATTAAAAAATTCTTCACCTTCTTCTATTAACTTATCTGCCAATTCTTCAATTGACTGATAAGCAAATAACATACCTAATCTGTTTGCTTCATTAAACTCTGGTGTCTTATAAGGAGACCCCTCAGTTTCCTGAGCAAAACCTTTCTCAATTTTTATTTGCTCTACCAACTTCTTAAATGCTTTTTCATAGTTAATATTTTTCATTGTCTTATCCTTCCTTTCTTTAATATTGTTTTCTATAATATACTATGTAAAAAATGCGAAAAAAGAAAAGACCCTGTATTAGGCCTCTTCCTTTCTAATCTCCTTTCTAATAAGTTCTACAAAATCTACAATAAGTATTGCTACTATTGTATAAAGTCCCAACAATATAACAGTTCCAATAATTTTAACCATTAACATTGCCGTATACCTCCTTTTTAGTTTTAATAAAAATATTGTTGATTTATTGTTTTCATAATAATCCATGTAAATTTTGCGAACCTAAAAACATTTTATGAAAATCCAACCCGGGGAATTTTTCCATTTGAAAAAATAAAAGAGGGTGTAAGAGCCGCGCTAGGCGGCCCCTATCACCATCTTAGTTGTTTAAGTATATGATGATCTTTGATCTCCATTGACGGAGTAGTCTGATTGAGTACTGTACAGTTAACTGTGGGGATATTAATTGACTGACCATTCATCGGTAGGATATTAGTGTACGGACCGTTCACACCGTTCAAAGAGTGACTCAAACCATCGAACGACCACTGAAATACGTTATGAGCGTCTTCCTTATCTGCTTCATCCATTACAAGTAACCGACAGGGAATAGTATCATAATCGGTTATAACATATTTCTGATTAACTGTTACACCCGGCTCTCCACCGCTTCCGCCAGAAGACTGACCGTTGTCAATCCTGGATACTGCCGTATTGATAGCCTGTGAGTTACTTGATATTGTACTCGATAACGATGGTTGAGGTGAACCAAGATCAATGCTTTCATATCTTTGAGATAATACATTGAATACAGTCTTAATACACTCAATACCCTTCGCATCAATATTGAGTTTAGGAAACTGTACAGTTACATAGTCGCCAAGTTTGATCTCTTCAAGAAGCTTAATGTCCTGATATTCCAACGAATCGGATAGTTGTACAAATGACACCTGAAGTGATACGACAGGTTGATCTAATGCTACATAATTAATATAATCTATTGCTGCAGACCTTAATTCTTCCTGAGTAGGCTTAACACCATCATCAAAGTAACTTGTCATATCAAGTAACAATATCTTAGAGTAATCAAATACACCATCAATATGAACAATTCCGCAAGTTACAAGACCGCCTTCTGCCTCATTCTCAGTCTCTTTATACCAATAAGGTCTAACTGCTGTGAACATATTATTGCAATTTGAATCTTGTTTCAAGCTAGTTAGGTTCTTACCATAACGTATGACAGTTCCTTTATCAGTACCTCTTTGTTTCCACAATTTGACATTATAACCATCAAACTCAAACTCACCACCATATAATGCTAATACAGAGTTATCTCCGCCTCCTAATACAGAACGAATAGACATAGGAGTTTTTGTTTGCATCTCCGTATAGTCATATATATCTGTCCAGAAACTAAATCTATGATATACGTCCGCAGAGCCACCATTGGCATATCTCATTTTTGCCAGAACACCCTGACAAGAACCAGCTTTGAATGGAGCAACAGTAAGATATGACAAATCATAACTGATATGAGCAGCATTAACTGTTACTTTACCATCGTGTGGCTTAGATATACCATATATTCTAAACGGCTGAGGCCGTGCATACTGATTTGGGTTGGCTGTTAGTATTCTACCGAAATCAATCTCTTCGAAATGAAGTCCATCAACCGGGTATACCATTTCAAGCTCAAACATACCATTGATCTCTTCTGTAACTTTGCATGACAAAGCATCAATCATTGAACCTAGACCATTAGATTCAAATGTCTCTTCGTCCTGCTCGTATATAGAGATTCTTCTAAATAATCCTGCATCATTAGGATTAATAGGAAGAGGTTCAATTACAGGATCAGTCTTAATAGTTATTACTGATGAGAATCTGTAATGTCTAAATCTTTCTTCTTCATCTGCATCTTCTGGAGAAGGAGGATAAGTAGTAGGTGGAGTTGGAATACTTTGAACTGGATCATATACAGCAAATATAATATTATATGTCGTATTTGGTGATAATTCAAGTATTGTTGCTCTGAATGTTGATGTGTGGCAAACATAATCCCAACTATGAGGTCCAGTAGGAGCATAAATATCCTCCATTATATAATCATATGGAATCCAAGTTTCGCCTCTATCTATAGAATACCACCAATAGTGAAAATAGTGATATCTTATAGTTCCCATATATTCTTCTGGTATAGGGTACGGAGCACAAGGTTTAGCATCTGGAATAGTACCATCTTCAGAGTCAGTAGCTTTCGCTATTATCTGGACACTTTGTTCTGTTACATACTGCAAAGACATCGTTATCCAACCTACTAGCGATTCACCTTTGATAGTTTGAAGATCTCTCGAGAATGATTGATAACCACTATCTAATATAACTTCGTCATCAGTAGGATCTTTTAGAATAAAACGAGCATCAATTTTTACAGTTTTTGTACCATCCAATTCATGCTCTATATCTATGCCACTTGTGTCATAGTTTGACCATGCTCGTAAATTATGTTCAAAAGGTATGCCTGTTACAGTTTGAACTTGTGCAGGGTATTCTGTACCATCTATTCTTACATAACCTACGCACTTATAAGTTGTTGTATCTTCATAGTAATTACTTCTAAATACTATAACTCTAACTTTTAAAGCTGATGAATTACTATATAAGCTACTTATATTAATACCTTCTATTTGATATTTAATATAATTATCAGAAGTATTGAATATTGGACTTGAAAAGTTTTCCTGATATTCTGACATTTATACCTCCTTAAATTATCCACCAATTAGGTATAATCTCGATCTTTGTTACTCCACCTGTGATAGCCACGACATTTTCACCCGGATATAATACTGGGAACATACCTTGCTGTAATGTTACAACTGAATTCTTGTTAGCTCCAAGAGCTGTATAAGCATCCTGGAGCTCTGAATCAAGAATTATGTTAGTTCCGGCACCAGCAGCGATTGCAACGGTAGCCGCTCCAATGGTCACAGTACCAACAGTATTGTCCGTGGTGACTAAAATCTTCGGAAGAGCAATATTATCAGTTCCATTTTGAATTTTTCCAGTTCCGGTAAATTCAACTGGGAACTCGCCCTTCTTCAAAAATCGCTGAGGCTTACAGATAAATTCAATTGTTCCTCTACCAGCTTGATTAAACAAGTTTTCAATCGAAAGAGCTTTGTTATAATAAGCCATTCGGTAAATCTCAGGAGCATATGAATCCTCAAGTCTTGCATAACCAGAAGCAGAGTGAAGCCACTTGGCAACACCAGCCATTTTCTGTGAATAACTGATCTTGTCCCAAGTGGCTATACTCACTTTATACTTTCCGCTAACATTTTTGTAAGTACCGTTATCAATAATTACATCACCATTTCGACCAGGAACATGAATAGATTCATACTCTCGCTCGGGTATTTCATAAGTAGGGAATGTCTCAACTTCGATTCCATAATCTTTAGATGATACACCATTAAATACTACTACGCCCATACGGCATTCCTCCTGTCAACCTGGTTTTGTAATACTTTTGATACTTCTTCAGCAATAGTTTTAGGATCGTCTCCTGTGATGTTAAATGTGTTCTGCTGATTCATAGCTGGGTTCATTAATGCATTATCAGATCTATTCTTCATTTCTGCAAACATGTTTAACATAGCTTCTTTCTTAGCGATCTGATTCTTAATATAATTATCAGCATTCTCACTAAGACCCAAAGCATAATCGGTATTAAACATGCCATTCATAGTATCCACTCCTGCGGTTATATCTGTAAGATCTAATACCGGTCGAATTGTAGGATTAGCATCCATAGAATCTTCAAGAGTACTGCTAATATTAGCTATAGCAGAAGACATACTACTTATTGCTGTATTACCTACATTCTCTGATGCATCTGCAACTTTATCCGAATACTCATTAAGACCGATAATGAGACCCTCGTCCATAAAGTTACCGAACTTCTTAAATACTTTAGAAGGTGATGCAATTCCAAGAATACTCTTAAAGGTATTTACAGCTGCATTTGCTACACCTTCGACAGCATTCTTAACGGCTTCCATTCCAGCTTTTACACCGGAAATCAAACCATCAATAATGTTTCCACCAAATCCATTAAATATTGATGAATCTCCGCCACCATTAGGGATACCTAATAAAGTACAGATACCATTCTTAATAGAATTAACAAGTTTAACTAAAGCATTGTGAAGATCGTCGGCATACTTATCAATACCATCAGATATACCATTAATGAATGCTAATAACAAATTCATAGCAGAATCTATAACATCAGGTATACTGTCCGCAATACCATCCATGAAACCACATATAATTTGTATTGCTATTTCAACAGATAAAGCTATTACATCTGCAATATTATCTTTTATCTGTGTAAGTATATCAATAAGTATTGCTATAAGGGTTGCAACAATTACTGAGGTCGTTTCAGCAATAGATCTACATAATTCGCTAACGACAAAGGTTACCAAATCAACTAATTTAGGAAGATTTGCTCTTGTAAATGTGTCTAATGCTATAAACAACAGATTTAAAACAAACATCACTGTAGCTACAAATGTTGGTGCCGTCTCACGTACAAATGTATCGATAGACATAAATAATTCATACAAGAAATCAAATAATGCTGGAAGAAGTGTAGTCAAAGCTTCAAGTATTGCCACCAATGTCTCAGTTACAGCAAGTACTACTTCAGGCATAATAGTTCTATATGCCTCAAGTATCTGCATTATTGTTTCAACAACAGCATTAATAAACTCGGGCATAACTTCCATATATGCTTCGATCATCGTCTTGAATGTACCGACGAACATTTCTTTTATGGCATTACGAGCATTGACAAATACTTGCATAAACGCCAGTATTCCTCGTGCTACCTGCTCAAGGAGAGAAGGTAATATACCGAAGAATGCCTGTATAGCAAGAATCATCGTATTAACACCATCAGCATCTAAGCTAAATAATGTTTGCATAGCCTGTGCAACAAGCCATAAACCGGCACCAGCCATCATTGCACCAGCACCGATTAATGCTAATGCTCCACCAAGTATAAGTAATCCACCACCAACATAATTAGCAGCTGCACCAGCTATAAGTACGATAACTAATGCACCAAATAAGCCAAGTAATGCAACACCAATCTGCTTAAGATTTAACTGACCAAGTATTGCTAGTGCTTGAGCCATCATAAGGATACCAAATGATGCAACAGCAATGGCCGCTGCAGATTTAAGTATACTTTCACTCTCAGGCATAATTCTGAATGCTAAAGCAATCGCTTCAAGCATTGCAGCTAATACAAGACCTGATACAGCTATGGTTTTCCAATCTGCTCCACTATCTGCAACTACAGCTAATGCTTCACCCATCTTCTTGAATGCACCAGCAGCAATTACCAATACAGAAGCAGTCTTTCTCATGATCTTCTCTTCTGGCATTATCTTCATAGCGCCAGCAATAGAAAGCATCATTAAAGACATAGCGGCACCGGCAGCAGCAAGCTGTGTCCAATCAGCATTACCAGCAGTAGCAATAAGTAAAGCCGTACCCATTGCTAAAAGTACTTCACCTATTCCTGTCATTACAGCAAGAATAGCGGGAATATTTATAGCTGATGTTTTAACCTTATCGAGATTAAGTAAAAATAATTCAATCTCAGCGAGCATTATAGCCATGACGGCACCAGCAGCAGCTATCTGTTCCCATGAACCGAACATAGTAGCCATCATTATTGCTGCGCCCATAGATGCAATGACAATAGCGACCGCATCTATCATAGCAACTACTTGCTGTGCTTTCTTCTCATTACCTCGTATACTATCAAATATCTCTAATATACCAGCAACTTCAAGAAGAAGTATTCCGATCATAAATGCGGCAGCAATAGCGGCTGTCATATCCGTTTGTGTTGCAATAACAAATATACCAGCAATAATAACTGCCAATATAACTGATAAGGCGTCAATAACTTTACGTATCTCAGCCATCTTCTTTTCGCTAGCCTTGATATTTGTAACTGTCTCAAATACATAAGCTAACTCATAGAATAAACCAGCTATTGCAAGACCGGCACCAACCATCTTATCTTGAGGTAAAATTGCTAATATAAATATAGCAGCTGCTATCTCAAGAATTGCTGTAGCTATGGTCTTAAATGTCTGAGCCTGGATATTCTGCTTAAGAGCTTTAGCCGCATCACCAATGCTTGTGAACATATACTTGACAGAGTTAACGATAGCCGTTTTTTCTTTATCAAGTTTTGTAAATGCAGCAACAAATTTCCAAATTACTGCTGCGATACCTGCTAAGATAGCGATGACGCCACCAGTCTTACCAGCTTCGCCAAGATTTTCAAGAGAAGGAAACTCGAAATCGGTATTTTTTATCATATCACCAATTTCTTCAAAGTATGGTTTTACAACTTCCCATCCATCTTTTATTTTCTGGAAAGAATTTGCTATCTTATCAGCAAATGTCTCAACTGGTTCTGCGTCCTCACCGCTCGGAAGTGTTTCTACTATTCCTTCACCAGCTCCACCCGTAGATTCTTCTGGTTTCTTGAATAATTCTATTATCTTTCCTACAATTTCTTTTAGTGTGTCCCATGCGTCAGAAGCAGCCTGCTTAATATTTGTCCATACATCTTCAAGAGACATATTAAACAATGCTTGGCATGCCTGATCAGCATATGTTGGAAGATTCGTGAAGAAATCTTTGATGGTTTCCCAGGCAGTAATTGCACCAGACTTAATCGTTCCCCAGAATTCATCAAGATGCATTCCAAACAATGCAGTTGTTACATTATCAAGATATGTAGGAATATTCTTTACTAGTTGTATGGCTGTTTGTATAATTGTTCGCCATACATCATTCTCTTTAATCCAATCTCTAACCTGAACTAAAAAATCTCCTATAGCTGCTGCACCATCAAGAATACCATCACTAAATCCTTCTGATTCTTCTGTGATCATTCCAAAAGCTTCTGCAACAGCAAATATAAATTCTCTAAGAATATCGAATATGGCAAATAGACCAGCAAAAGCCCTTTCGAGTTTAGCTGCCTGTTCATCAGTTAATACTAATTTCTCTGATAGACGTTCTATCCATTCAGCTACAGCTTTAATTGCTTCTGTTATTCTACCATTTTCATCTTTCTTAGGAAATATTCTATCCCATGCATCGCCTATAGCACCAGCAACTTTCTTTATAGAAGTCCATAAATTAAATATTGCTAAAGCAATTGCATGTGCTGCATCTTTAATGTTCTGAAATTCACTATACCACGGCCAGTCTACGAGTTTCATATTTTCTGCAAAATCTCGTAAATTCTGAACAAAATATAATAAATTCTTAGCAGCACTTGTATCTGGGAATATTTCTTTAAAGCCTTCTCTGACTGCTTCTATGATTCCACTTATGTCATCCCATAATGTCCATAAAGTATCGAGAAGGATTTCTCTACCACCTAAATCACCCCATTGTTCGAAAGCTCTTCGAACTTCATTAAGTGGATCAACAAATACCGAATACAACTCTTCTGCTACACTTGACCATAAATCTTTTGATTCAAGATAATCACCGAATATAGCAGTAAATATGCCCATCCAAGCTGTAGACATAGCGTCTTTCAACGCATCTGTTACCTGTGAAAATCGTCTACATTCCTGTGATGCCATGAATGCTGTACGACCTAATTCATAGTAATCACTAGAAAGTGTTTCAAGAGCTGAACCAAGAGCTTCTACATTAGATACATTTTCTGACTTTGCAAGATCGGCGACCCATTCGCCCATATCCTCGCCATTTTCTAATGCTTCACTATATTCTTCAATGTGGCCAAGTAATTCTGTAGTTGTAAGTCCAGTGTCATTTACAGCCTGATGTAATTCTTCTACAAAGTTACCATAAACTCCCAAAGTTTCAGTAAGAACTTCTTTTGAGAACCATCCGGTTTGAAGTGTAGAACGGAATGTTTCTGCTGTAACTTCTACTTTTTTACCATACTGATCGAGAGCATATATTGTTCCATCATATGCTTCATGTAATGTTCCTATCTCTAATGCTGCTTGTATAGCTGTCTCTTTAAACTCAAGAGTTGCCATGTTTGCATTCTCGATAGACATCCAGTCTTGAACTCTTACAGAACCTAATGCCATAGCCTGCGACAAGTTATACATCGCTCTATTCATCTGTTCAATAGAAGCACCTGACTGGCCTGCCCATGAACCGATACCTTGCATTGCTACAACAGCATCATCAAGATCAATACCTGCAGAAGTAAACTTACCAATATTATTTGTCATATCAGTAAGTGAATATGAAGTTTCGTCAGTATACCAGTTGAGTTTTTCGATTTGCTCAGTGACATACTCCATCTGCTCTCCTTGATCTTCCCATTGATCTCGAGTAGCAGACATTACGATCTGGATCGAGTCCATCATGTCTTCATATTTCTTAAAACCGTCTTTTATAGGACCGGTTATTGCAAAATTTGTAATACCTTTAGCCATCTCAGCAAAAGCATTTATAATTTTGGTCTTTATACCAAATATAAATGAACCTATAGCTGAGAATCTATATTCAAGATTATCTAAACTAGTTCCTATTCCATTTAACTGATTAGCTACACTGGCATTAACACCATCAAAGTCTAAACTTGATTTTAATTTTTCTGTAGAGGCTATCGTTTGTGAGACACCTTTTTCAAACTGTGCATTATCAAAACGCATTTCTACAACTTTTTGATCTATTGTCTTACTCATTGACTAACCTCCCTCCAAGCCTCGTCCGCTATTTGTTGAAAAATAGGTTTTAGAGCAGGATTAATATAATCTATACCCTTCACATATCCTCCACCACCGGTTCCATGACCATATTGCAAGAGAATAGCTACAGGAGTTCCTATACTTGTCATATTTGAATTATTAAAAACTAAAGATACCGATTCGTTATCATCGCTTCTTACTATTTCATATGACCAACTATCAGCTGTCTTACCTGTATCAACAGGAGTAGCAGCCGAAAGGGCGTCAACACCTAATCGCCCATATTTATCTAAACAACTAATTCTCAAAGCAGCCTTAGCTCTTTCTAGAAAACTTGATAAATTAGAGAAGTCGCCCTTCTGGCTGATAGTGATCATACTATGTTCTCCTTAACCTTTTGAATGTAACTTCTGTCTACGCGCAGCATTTAATGCAGCATTTCTACTCATCAATTGCCTCTGACTCATCTTCTTCGGCGGCGCATTCTTTACATTACATACCTTAATTAATGTTAAAAGTCTATTTAAATGCCACTTTTGAAATTCAACAGGGACATTCAAAGCAATCATCCAATAATATATAAGCTCTGATGTTATAACCTCATGTGTTTTAGGAGCACTAGGGTCTTCTTTTATAGTCGTAGCTGTATGTGGATGATTAATATAATTTTTTATTTGTTCTATATTATCATTAGATAAAGCCATATAGATATTAGGATCTACATTTTGTGTTAAAGTCATACACTTTATGTAATCTAATATCTCAGCTGTAGTCTTTTCTTCTTTTGTTAAAAAGGGTTTGCACCACTTAGATTCCCATTTTGAAAGTGAGACAAGTGAATGCTCTAACGTCAAAGTTGTAGCTTTTGTATTAACAAATTGGTTAGACTTTTCGTCCCAAAATTCACCTGCTGGTACTTCTATTTGGAGCATAATATCACCTCTTTATGTCTCAGAAGGAAGAGCTGTAGTTGTTGCTTTATCCATAAATTCTTTTCTCTGTGCATCTGTGAACGGAAATATTCCAGAAATAAATGCAGCTGCTGCGTTTGCATCTGTGCAGAGCTGAATAAATAATTCAGAATAAGCTTCACTCTGTTCGAAATCTCTTCTGAGTTCTTCTGACTTTCTGAAATGTTTTCCGTCTTCAGATTTAATACCATAAGACATAAGAATAAATTCTTTGAACAGTTTCATTATTTCTGCACCATTCTTTGTCTTACTTACCTGCTCTAACATAGCAGCATATCCGCCTTCAGTATTAATTTCTTTTTCTGCGATTTCTGCTTTGTTAAGATGAAAATAGAATGTTTCTGTTACGGTGTTACCGTCATAATCTGTATAAGTAATATCTTTTTTTAACATAAATTATCTCCTTTTCTTTTTAGAAAAAGGAGGCGCCCATATGCTGAACGCCTCCCAAATTAATTAACCCTGTCCAACTACGGTTTCGCCACCACTAACCTGGGTGGTTCCGAAGATTGAAAGAAGATTAGCAATTGTAGGCATTGTCGGGGGTGTAGTTGTTGAACCATACAACAATGTCTTAAGAGCTGTCATCTTAGTATCATCATTTACCTTTGTGCTATCAATTGTGATACAAGCAGTAGGCTTATAACCAGTTACCTCAATAGGAGTTGTTGTAACTTCCCATGAGAATGTAATAGCCTCAGGAGAATCGTTGATTGTAGCATAGCCCTTCTCTGTAGGAGCTGCTTTACAACCATAAACGATGTGAATCTTGTAACCCTTATCAGAACCATCAGTATCATTACCAACTCTTGTCTGATAAGAGAAACCAAATGACTTTCTCTTCTGCTGACCGATAACTACACCAGTAGCAATAGAAGCTGAACCATCACATTCTGCGAATTCGTCAGGATATGTGTAAGCTTCAATTGTGCATCCGAATTCCTCATTAGAAATGAGGTTGAGATACTTGATGTTATCAGCATAAAGAGCTGTAGCTTCTGCACCAGAGGGCTTCTCTGATACATTTGTAAGACCGTTCCATGCAACACCTTCGCCATAAGCGCCATTATCATAAACATAAAGTACACCGTTGCTAACACCTGTTTCATAGAAACGCTCACCTGTCTGGTCCCAAGTTAAGGGAGTATATGTAGGTTCGGGATCTGGCATATCTCAATTTCCTCCTAGTAAAATAATGTAAAAACATAATGATTCAAGTTATCTGCTGCATAAAATCTGTCAAAACTACACATCTGAATTGCTGATATGGAATCGACCATACTATCATCCGGATTATTTGTAATATATGTCAGAGTATACATTTTATCTTGAACATATGCATTATTATCCGCATGTGTTTTATTTATATCTGATAGATTATAAATAATGCACGGATATTTAAGCTGAAATGACGGTGGTGGTTGGAAGTATACATTTCGGCTACCTATTAAATTTTCAAGAAACAATTGCAACCCAATTCTAGTTTTAGCCATTGTATACTTCCCCCATCGTCAATATTAATCTAGGATACTGGACGTCGACAGAATCGACAGTCCATTTTGTACCCATAAATTTAATATATCGCATAGCATGAAAATTCTCTCTGGCAATTGGGTCGGCAACTATACTAAACTGATTCTGAATCTTAATGTTCTTGTTCAGGTTTTCAGAACCTACTGGTCTCATATGATTCTGAGTCATATCTCCGACATATTTTCTAGGAGTAATAACTTCTTTCCAAATTCCGGAGTTAGCAGGAGTTTCTTTTACTTCAGCAAAGCCAATTTCTACATAATATTTTGCCATTTTGAATTTTCTCCTCTAATATCACTTCACAAAGCTAAGTGCAGAGAGATCAAATGTCTGTCTCTTTGTTTCTGTACCGTTCTTAGCCTCAATAACGAATTTCTGTCCATCTTTGTTTGTAATCTTGAAGACTCCGTTCTTATCAGGATCATCAATAACTTCAACAAGTCCAGAACCAGCAGAAGGATCAAGTCCAACTTTAACTGATGTATATTCGTCCCAATCTCTAGCCAAGAATTTAACAGCGATGAAGTATCCTTCACCCCAAGCTCTTGTGATCTGATTATCTTCATCCATGTACTTAAGAGTACCCTGGATCTTTCCGTCCTGAATGAGCAACCACTTCTGGAAATCAGAAACGGTTACCTGGAATAATTTGCTCTCAGCACTCTCAGGTTTAAGTGTGAGAGCTCTCAGGGGTTTGCAGCTGCTACAAGAGAAGCGATATCAGCAGAGGTAGCTGTTGTGCCGTTAGGCTTAATGTAGTATACAGAACCAATAGAAGATGTCTCATCATACTTGATAGGCTTAACGAAAGCACCATCTTCAAGCTTAATTACTGCACCCTTAACAAATGCATCTTTGAGCTCTGCTGTTGTAAGCTGTACTGTACAAGCTGAATCAGCATAAGCCTTTGTCTGTGCTGACTTCTTGTAAATAATTACAGCAGCAACATTCTTGTCATTTGCATCCTGATAGATCTTATCCATCTTTATGTCCTCCTAAAATTTTATCAAGCAGACTTAAGTACAATTGCAGAATAAGGTCTTGTGAGAGCACCAGACTGCTGCTCTTCCATCAAGTACTTCATCTGGTTGTAGTCGATATCGAAGTCATCAAAGAAAGACTTCTTACCAGCATTCTTCTGACCTACATTATAGTCTCTGAGGTCAACGAGTACACCGTAGAAGTTCTCAGGGCAGATTCCTGCAGGAACCTTAACGATTCTGTCGATACCCATAGCTGTTGCAAGCTCGCCGATTGTCTTGTAGAGTCTATGACCAAACTGATCTTCCATAAGAAGCATCTTGGAAACCTGCTTCTGCTCGAAGAAACCTGTGATCTTACCGGAACCCTGATAATCATCCTGTGCAAGAACTGCAGCTGTGATGATTGCATGCTCAACAGACTCATTCGCTTCAGGTGTAACAACCTTCTTAATTGTGAAGAGATCTTCATCTGCAACGATAGGGATGATCTTCGTCTCATCAACCTTATCCTCATCTGCAGAGTCTCTACCATCACCGAAGAGATAAGCACGAGCCTTCTCCTCATCGAACTTAACGTTCATCTCGGCCTTAACCCACGGAATGATATCAAAGTCAGCATCAATAATATCCTGACGGTCGAACTTCTGCTTCTTATAGATCATTGTACCAGATACAACTCTCTTCAAGAGCTTGAATACTTCTTCCTTCTTATACTTACCCTTGATGTAACCCTTTGCACGAGCTTCATCAGCAGTAATATCAGCAAACTGCATTCTTACCTTTTCAAACGGTGTGTGATGAACACCATTAATTACAACAGAAACCCAATCAGTAGGCTCATTATTGATCCACTGAGGTCTGTCATAGATATCTTTCTCTTCAGTATTGATGAAATCAATGTTCTCGATACCATATTCAGCTGCATGAGCAAGATAGCTCTCCTTAAGTGAACCATAGCTCTTTGCATCCTTCATGATTTCATTCATTGCATCATGAACAAGTACATCATCATTCTGATAATTGTCATCAAACAAATTGTGCTTCACGTCTTCATCTCCTTCATCGCTTCCGCCTTTTTTCTCTAATGCAAGACCAACAAGTGCATAGAGAACTTTCTTCTGCTCTTCATTCATTGTATCGACTACATCGCCGATAGTCTTTTCGTTGCCATCTGCCATCTTTTCTGTCTCCTTTTCTTCAGGCTTAGGTTCTTCTTTCTTTACCTCAGGCTCCTCTTTCTTCTCTTCTGCATGGAAGAGTTCAAGATCATCACCCGTATAGATAACTGCTTCACCATCGACACTATCGCTGTGCGATACAATGTCGTCAATAAATGCGCCAGGATTTGCTCCGGCATGTACAAGACTGACCTCTCTAATCATGCCATGCATAACATTAGATCCATTCTGTTTAAGCTGATTGGCATAAATAGACAGAGAAACAATGTCGCCATGCTGAACCAAAG